GGAGAGTGTAAGTCAGCCGCGTGCTGCGTTGCCTTTGTTGTAGGCTTGAGCAAGGCTGAGTACGAAAGTGGCCAGTACGGGGACAACGCGATCAAGATTACCGGTGAAATGGTGCAACAGTTGAGGGGCCGGTTGCTGCGGCCTAGTTTGTTGGGGGGTCCTTCGCTGGTTACTGAAGACACGTACTACTACCTAGAAGGAAAAGTAGGCCAGCCTTGTGTGTTCTTGGCCGAAGACAAAACGTGCAGTATTTACGACATACGCCCCATAGTGTGTAGATCCTACACCTGTGTAAATGATTCGCGCATCACTCCAGCAGTCCGCGCCGGTACGGAACCAATCTTGTACTCCGATGAGTACGCAGCGCAGGTCAAAGATGCTTGAAGGACAACCGTACGACATAGTAGGGAGTGTACCGTTTACTCGGGCAGAGGGGATAGAAGGTTCCAAGCTGTATCTTGTGAACACTATGCCCGAGTGGCGAGCATTCTACGCAATGTTGATGGCGCAGAAACTGGTGGCTTGCGACACCGAAACGAGTGGTTTCTACTGGTTCGGTGACCACCGCATTGTGGGGCTAAGCTTTGGCTGGCGCGAAATGCACTTCTATGTACCCCTTAGGCACGAGCTGTCCGCTTTGGCAGGTGCCCCACCAGAGCAGCTAGACATGGATGACATAAGAGAAGACCTCAGAGCATTCTTTGCTCAAGACGACGTCTTCACCATTTGGCACAACTGGAAGTTTGACGCACATTTCTACCGAGTGGATGGCATTGAGATCTTGACGCCGTTCCACGACACGCGTATCTTGTGGCAGCTTTTCGACGAGAACGCTCCAGGAGCCTTGAAGACCATCGCCAGTGGGTGGAAGGACAAGGACATGGGGCTGGAGCATCCAGGGCTTGTAGGCCCAGATGCAGCGCTGTTTGAGGTGTCGCTGAGTAAGTGGCGGGGGCAGGAAGCCACTGCGCGGCGTAAGAGGTTTCGTGAGTTGGTGGCCGACCAAGCATCGCTGTTGGCGAAGGATATTGAACACCAAGACAAGGGACGAAACGAACTAAAGCTGTGGGTGTCGGAGAACGTGTTGCAGAACCACCCGTGGCACAACACCAGCAAAGATGACGTACACTATGGTGTAGTCCCTGTCGAACTGATGGTTAGCTACGCTGCTACAGACACGTTTCTTACCTGGCGCGTGTACACACACGTTATGCAGAAGATGCCCTTCAATCAAGCAATGAAGGCGTTGTACATCAACGAAATCAAGCTATCCCGAGCGTTGTTGGAGGCTGAGTGTGTTGGTGTCAAGGTAGACCGTGTCTATCTAGAAGAGCTGGGAGCAGCAATCCAGAAGGAATCAACGGATCTTGAGCTGGACATCTTGGCTGAGTTGGGGCAGGACGTAAACCTGGGATCCCCTACACAACTGGGCTATGCGTTACGCAACCACGGTGTTCCTCTTATCTCACGTACCGCAGCGGGTGGCTACAAAACAGACGCTAAGGTCTTGGCTAAGTTCAAGCGTGAGTATCCTATCATCCAGAAAATCCTAGACCTACGGAAGATGGACAAGATCAGGCAAACGTATGTGGTGGCGATCCTAAGTAAGCTGACTCCGGACGACATCCTGCACTGTTCCTTCAACCAAAACGTCTCTACAGGCCGTATGTCGTCTAGAGACCCCAACATGCAGAACATCCCTGCTGGAGACACACGCATACGGCGAGCGTTTATCTCCCCTGGTCCTGAATGGGTTTATGTGTTTGCCGACTACTCGCAGGTAGAGGTGCGCCTTACAGCACACTACAGCAGTGACAGGTTGTTGCTTGACGCGTACAAAAAGGGACAGGACGTACACACCAGGACTATGTGCGAAATGTTTGGGTACGATTACGACGAAGTAGTCGCTATTCTGAAGCTGGATGAACATCCCATGCTCAAGCAGTTCGAAATGCTGCGGACCATCGCAAAGCGCATCAACTTTGGGATTATCTACGGGGTTGGTGCACCTGGGCTCAGCGAACAGATCCCCCGGCCAGATCAGTACAAGGGTGCTACAGACGTTGAGTGGATCAAAGTCTGCCAGGACTACATTGACCAGTACTTGGGTAAGTACTTGGGTGTGAAGCGCTTTGTAAACTCCTCAGGACGTGAGATCAGACAGAAGGCTATCGGGTACAACTACTTTGGTAGGCCTCGTAGACTTCCGTGGGCGAAGGCAGACAAGATTTTGGGCCGAGACAAGTACTGGATGGTTGGTAGAGCACAACGACAGTTCACGAATTTCCTGATCCAGGGGACCGCCGCGGACTTGTTCAAGATTGCTGTGGTTCGTGTGTTCGAGCTGTTACGCGGATTCAAGTCCAAGATCGTGAACTTTGTACACGACGAAATCCAGATGTACGTACACATCTCCGAACTACAGCTACTGAACAAAATCAGGGATCTGATGGAAGACTTCAACTTCATTGTGCCGATCACTGTAGACGTTGGATACACTAAAACTAACTGGGCTGAAAAGAAGAAGCTCCACTGAGAGGACAATATGACACCGAAACAAGCAGGGCTACAAACACTACACGCAATCGCAACAGACGTCACCGAAGACGCCGAGCAGCGTATACACGCCGCAAACTCTCTGATCCACAGCAGTACTGTAGAAATACGCGCACCGCTGTGGTACGACGTCGACCTGAAGGACCTGACAGTGTTTTGCCTAAAGGCCGTTGTGGCAGCTATCCCAGCCGTTATGTTGGCGTTGCTGGTATACATAGGATTCTTTCTCTTCAACACCGTAGCGGGACAGCTACTAGGCGGGTTTTGATGTATGTTGATTTTGTCTTAGACGGCGTGACCTACGAGAACACACTTCTCGAAGACAGCCGCATAAACCAGGGCGATCTTGCAGGAGATTTCGAGCACCACCCACAAGTGTTTGCTCGCTGGGCCACTCTGTACGAGATGTCACTAGACTACGTGGAACGACTGAAGCGCGGTAACGAGCGGGACTACGCGCGGCTGGATCATTTGGTCCGTATGGACGGAAAAGCATCCAGCGTCAAACTCACCGAAAAGATGGTAGAAAATACTGTCATCACACACCCGGACTACTTGGAATCATTGAACAATTACCTAGACGCTAAGCTCACATCAGGCTTGCTAAAAGCGGCCCGTGATGCTATGATTCACAGACGAGACATGCTGATTCAGTTGGGTGCAACTCATCGCGCTGAAGGTGTCTCGGACATCAGTATTCGAGATCGAGAAAACACGTACAAACGTAACAACGAGTAAAAGAGGATAATCATATGACAAGCGTAATCGACCGAGCAAGGGCAGCAAAGGCAGAAACAGAAGAGCGTCTCTCACGACGTGGCGGTAGCGGAGCACAGTTCTGGAAGCCGAAGAACGGTAAGAACACAATCCGCATCATGCCTCCGTGGACAGACCCACTTGGCGAAGGTAAGGCTCTGTCGGACACTCTCCAGGTGTTCCAAGGGCAGTACTGGCGGGAGGTAGGGCAGCACTGGAACGTTTCACCGGACCAGCGTGGACCTATTCTCTGCCCGAAGAAGACACCTGGATTGGACGCGCCGTGTCCCATCTGCGAGTTCGTTAGCGAACTGAAGAAGGACAAGACCAACGCCAAGGCCAAGCAGTTGTCTGACGACATCCGCGCCAAGACGACGTTCCTTTTGAACATCGTAGACATGACAGACGCGATCTTCACAGCACAGGACGCTGCCGATTGGAAGACCAACAAGCCTGGAGACGACGTTCCCTTTGAAATCGGGGACCCGAAGATCCAGATCTACGCGGCTCCTATCACTGTGCATGACGTCATTCTCGGCATCATCACAGACACCGGGAACGATGTTACGAAGTTGGCCACTGGACAAGCAATCGTGCTTACCAAGTTCCCAAACAAGAATCCGAAGCTCACCAGGTATCAGTGTCTTCCGACCATGAAGCCTGGCGCTTTCGAACTACAAGACCCGGAACAGAGCTTGCCGAGTCTTCATCAGACAGGCTTTACCATGACCTACCAGGAGATGCTGGATCTTCTCCACGGTGGTGTGGGTGGTGCACACGTCGCTGCGTTGCCGGAATCTGCGCCTACTGCAGCTTTGACTTCCGGAGTGGCTGAAGAAGCAGCAGATGCTGTAGACCTCGAAGCCCAGATGCGCGCCGCGCTCTAGCCCTAAATCTCAGCTCTCCCGTCACCTGAAACTCACGACCAGTGTGACGGGAGAGCTTTGTCTTTTTGTGAGGTATCTATGGACAAGGCAGACAAGCTTGCAGCTGTGCTGGCACAGTTGAATAAAGACCACGGTAAGGGAACCGTTGGGGTGTACGGGGAGATGGACAAGATCGATGTGGAGGTTATCCCCACAGGTTCTTTGGGCCTTGACGCTGCGCTCGGCGTAGGCGGCTACCCGAGGGGTCGTATCATTGAGATCTGGGGCGCTGAGGCCAGTGGTAAGACCACGATGACGCTACACGCTATCGCGGAAGCGCAGCGTCTTGGCGGGCTTTGTGCTTTTGTAGACGCTGAACATGCTCTGGACCCCGCATACGCCACCAACCTCGGTGTGGATATGGATTCGTTGGTGCTCTCTCAGCCAGACACCGGAGAACAGGCTCTGGAAATCGTAGAGAAGCTAGTAAGCTCTGGTGTTGTGGACATCATTGTGATCGATTCAGTGGCTGCACTCGTACCGAAGGCTGAGATCGAGGGTGAGATGGGTAAGTCTCACGTAGGCCTACAGGCTAGGCTGATGAGCCAAGCTTTGCGTAAGCTCACGCACGCTGTGTCCAAGTCTAAGACGATTGTCTTCTTTATCAACCAAACGCGTGTTAAGATCGGTGTTGTGTATGGGTCTCCTGAGACCACTTCTGGCGGAAACGCGCTCAAGTTCTACGCTTCAGTTCGTTTGAGGATCGCCCGTAAAGGTGGTGTGACTGTTGCAGAACAAGAAGTGGGAAACAAGGTCGAGATCAAAGTAGTAAAGAACAAGGTCGCGCCTCCGTTCAAGGTGTGCCAGTTCGATATTTTGTTTGGCCACGGAGTGAACAAAGCAGGTGAGCTGTTAGACGCAGCGCTCATGTTGAATCTGGACGGTGTGGAAAAGAGTGGTGCGTGGTACACAGTATTCGAACAACGTACACAAGGCCGTACAGCTGCGTGTGACCTACTGCGTCAGGACAAAGAGCTGATGCAGAGATTGGATACTAAGGTTCGTGCTGAGATGAGGCTTGGGGTTGGTTCGTGACGAGCATGGCCGAGCTACTGCGGGGCCACGCCCCCACCCAAGGGGTTATAGACGAGTTCTTGGCTTTCTCGGACTTGCATGCACACAACTTTCCGTTTGGTGCCAAGAGGGTGGTACACGATGACCCCGTCAAGTTTCCTGGGCTGTACAACTCCAGACTCATGGATGCTGTACGTGCTGTGCGCCACGTCGCTGCGTATGCGGTAGAACATCGTGTGAAGACCGTAGTGTTTGGGGGAGACCTGTTCCATAGACGGTCTATCCAACACACAGACGCGTACAACTTGATTGTGCACGAGCTGCACCAGATGGTGGATGCTGGCTTGCAGCTCGTGATGATTCCCGGCAACCATGACTACGCAGATAGGCTGGGGCAGACACACGCGCTGCAGTCCATTCGCCACCCAAGCATAGACGTCGGCTCTAGTGTAGAGTTGTTTTGCCCTGGTGGCAGGACTAGTTTCATTACTGTGCCTTACACAGACGACCTAGAAGAAGCGAAACGTCGTTTGTCGCAGGCTGGTGCACTAGCAGAGAAAGCACCGCGAGGCTGGCCTTACGTGCTGTTAGCCCACTTGGGTATGCAGGGTGCCACAGTTGGTAGTGACTACGTGTTGGTTTCTAAGGGAGACGTAGTCGTGGCTGACGTCCCGTACGAAAAGTTCAACCTATGTCTTTTTGGGCACTTCCACGAACACCAACGTTTGTTTAGCAACGGTTGGTACATCGGTGCTACCACAGAGCAGAACTGGGCTGATAGTGGTGGGAAGCGCGGATTCCTACACTGCAAGATGCTGGCTGATGGTTCTACAGCCCTACAGCATATGGTGATTCCTTCAGCACCCAAGTTTTTGAACGTGTCTCAAGACAACGTTTCGACCGTGCCTGTTCCTGGGGACTTCGTGCGTATGTTTGTGCCTCAAGGGGTCCCGTGGGTTGTGGAAGACTCTGAGTTGCTGGGCTCTTTTGAGGTGCTGGTGCAGGAGCCCGTTGACAACGACAAATCACGCCTTACCTTATCCGCCGACCAGCTAGACCCCGAACGCGCGCTAAGTGCTTGGGTGGCAGAGCACCCTCACGAAACCCTCACGCCCGAAGCTTTGTTAGCTGTTGGACGTGAACTATTGCGGAAGGCCAAAGGTGGGTAACTTGTAATGCAGTTTGATGACCTACGTATACACAACTTCATGTCTATTGGTGGTGTTCGCTTACCGCTAGCTGACCAGGGGCTCACTATCATTACCGGGGTGAACAAGGACACAGCGAAGGCTGACTCCAATGGATCCGGCAAAAGTTTGCTTCTTGAGGCGTTTTGTTGGTGCCTGTGGGGTAAAACTATCCGTGGTGTAAGCGGTGACGACGTAGTACACAACTCAGTAGGACGAGACTGCCGTGTCTCTGTGGGTCTCACAGAAGGTAAACACAGCTACACCATAGAACGCTGCAGAAAAGCCAGCGAAGGCAAACCAAACGATTTACGCGTGTATCGGCATTCTGCTGGCGTAACGCATGAAATGACTGCTGCGTCGATGGCGCAGACACAAGACGCGGTAAACCAACTACTAGGTCTGGACTTTACAACCTTCTGTGTGTTGATGCCGGGCACTGGGCTTCGTGCAGCAGAGATGACTGATAAAGAAGTCAAGCTGTTGCTAGAACAGTTGCTGCAGACCGAGGCTTTAGGCGAAGCCCACGCAGACTGCAGAAACAAGCTCAAGGCGTGTCAACAACAACACCTGGTGGCTTCAGTAAAACGCGCGGCGTTGGACACGGCCCTTGCTGAGTGCGAGGTTCGTATGGGAGATCTCAAGGAGAAGTGGGATGACTATGAAAATACGAAGCAAGAGAGACTCGACGCGTTACATGACTCCAGCAGAGCTTTGGTGGATGAGATTGCAGCACAGGATAAGCTACTCAGTAAGAAAGTTCTTCTCGAAGATCAGCTCTTAGAGGCTAAAGACAAGTGTGCGTCGCAGGAACTAACCCTGCAGGAAGACCGAGACGCGGCAGCTGCAGCTGAGAGTAGGTACGCCCGTACTCTAGGGGCCTTGCGTCTAGAAGAGAGTGTTGTGCAAAGAGAGCACAAGCGTCACCTAGCCATACTACACGCCCTACCAGATGGGGGTAGTTGTCCCGCATGTTCGCAGGAGGTGTCATCAGAGTATCGTGCTGATTTTGTAGCCCACATGAACTTGAGTCTAAGCCTCCTGTTGGAGGACGCCGAGACTGCTGCAGCTGCTACAGTCTCGGCAGAAGCGAAGATGCAGGAACACCGTGAGTCCAGGGCCGTGATGTACGCTCGTCTGTGTGCTGTGCGAGACCTACACGCAGCAGACGTAGCGAGGCTGACCTCGGTACTACACAACCTAGACGTGGCACAAGTGTCTAGAGACAGGCTGGCAACCTCTCTAGAGTTCCATGAAGCGCAACAGCACCAACTAGCCCAAGAAAGCAACCCGTATCAAGGGCTCATCGCTAAGCTAGCAGACGAGGCTTTTGACAAAGCTGCACAGGCAGCGAGGCGTCTAAAAGAGCTGCGCACAGTAGAACACGAGATTGCGCTGTACGAGTACTGGCTCACAGGCTTCAGCCCCCAGGGCGTGCGAAGCTTTCTGCTGGAGCACGTGACGCCGATCTTGAATGAGTCGGCCAAGAAGTATGCTGACCTCTTGACAGACGGGGAGATGAGCGTTACTTTCCACACGCAGCAGCCACTCCGGTCGGGTAAAATGGCGGAAAAGTTCAACATCTTGGTTACGAACTCCCACGGTGGGCAAAGCTACGAAGCGTGTTCCACGGGGGAGCGTTCACGCGCCAACCTTTGTATTTCGTTTGCTCTCGGAGACCTAGCAGCCATGCGTGCGTCTAAGCGTGTCTCCTTTCGATTCCTCGACGAGCCGTTTGAGAGCGTGGACGAATCAGGCACAGACGCTATTGTAGCGCTTCTGAACTACCAGAAGGACCACTTCGATTCGGTGTTTGTGATTACACATCAAGATCATTTCAAGCAACTCTTCCCGAAGAAGATTACTGTCGTGAAAGAGGGCGGCATGTCCCGCCTCTCGGAGTCAAATGTCTGAAAAAGAAGTTCCTACAGTAAGCCCAGACGACATCTTTGTTGCAGGCTCCGACCTGCGCACGCACATCTACGCGCGTTGTCAAAAGATAGAGAAGGTCCACGCCTCGCTTCTAGAGGAGATCACAACCCTCTTGAAGAAGGGTGCCGGGGAAGACGGGGATCCTGTGGAGGTGGCTGCTGTAGTGTTGGTGGCTTTGCATGACAACCACAGCCTGTCTGGGCACGCGCTAGCTATTCGTGCGATGATTGAGCGCGCTGCTCAGCTGCAGTCGGAGCAGCGAGACTTGGTGCGGTTTAGCAAGAATCTCATGCCTGATGCAGTGTACAAACTTTCTTGGTCTGAAGCAGACAAGTTTGGTTACTGACGCTTGACAAATGCTCGATGAAAGAACACTTTCGAAAGAAGTGAGGAGGGGTGCCATGAAGATCATCACGCTTATTGACGGGAGGAGCCAGAGTCGTGGATATCCATAGCCTTTCAAGGCCGTATCGGAGCGTCGACGGTGCTCCCGTGCTTGTTTCCGTGGACCTTGCAATTTTCCGATACACCTACTTCACGCGGTGTATGTCGTGCTCCTTCTGTGGGGACCGCTGCTGCAGCTACGGCGTCGACGTTGACGCGGAGAATCATAAGCGCATCATCGAGCGCGCCGAGGAAATCGAGCACTTCGTGGGTGTTCCTCGCACCGAGTGGTTCACGGATATTTGGACTCAGGATGCCGAGTTCGCCGGTGGCAGCCACACGCGCACGCGCGTCGTCGATGGACGGTGCGTCTTCCTTAACCGTCGGGGTCGCGGTTGCCAGTTGCATGCCTTCGCCCTTAGCGAGCGCATCGACTACCACGTAGTCAAGCCGATGGTCAGTACCCTCTATCCCCTAACATTCGAAGAGGGTTTGCTTCACCCGTCTCGCGAAGTCGTGGAGAGGGACCTGATCTGCCTCGACCAAGGACCGACGCTCTACCGGGGTGTGCGCGACGAGCTGGCTCACTACTTCGGTTCGGAGCTGGTCGCGGAGCTTGATCGCTTCGAGGCTGCTTACAAGAAGACACAAGAATGAACATCATAAGCATCACAGGACAAGCGGGTTCGGGTAAAGACTCAGTCGCAGACCGCTTGGTGGTTGAACACGGGTACACCAAGATTGCTCTAGCAGATCCCATCAAGAGATTCGGGAAGGAGATCTTTGGGTTCACAGACAAGCAACTCTGGGGTCCTTCAGAAAACCGAAACCTTTTAGACCCTCGATACGACCATTACTGCAGGCTGCGTATTGGCGGTAAGGTCTTTGATACAAACACCAAACTAGACAACCTGGTTGGTGAGTGTGACCCCGGTTGGTTGGTGGCTGCAAAGTGCCTACAGCGTTACGGGAACACTTGGCTACAGGAAGTACTACCCGGCGCAGACGTAGCTACTCTACACGCGTGGATGTGCGCTCTGGGTGCAACGTACCCTCGTGTGTCTCCTCGTATTGTACTACAGCACCTGGGTACTGAGTGGGGTAGGCAGGTAGCTGATGAGAACATTTGGGTGAACTGCATGCTTCGTAACGCTCAGTTGGTCTTGGACGGGGCTGACT